ACAGGCGATCAGGGCGCAGCCTCCGCCACAGGCGATCAGGGCGCAGCCTCCGCCACAGGCAATCAGGGCGCAGCCTCCGCCACAGGCTATCTGGGCGCAGCCTCCGCCACAGGCAATCGGGGCGCAGCCTCCGCCACAGGCAATCTGGGCGCAGCCTCCGCCACAGGCTATCAGGGCGCAGCCTCCGCCACAGGGAAAGCCGGTGTGGCGCTCGCGGCCGGCCTCGAATGTAAAGCAATGGGCGCGCTTGGCTGCGCAATCTGCTGCGTCGAGCGAGGCGAATGGGGCGGAGAGACGTATCCGATCATCGCTGTAAAGGCAGCCATTGTCGATGGAGAAAAGATCAAGGCTGGAACATGGTACCAGCTGAAAAGCGGCGAATTTGTGGAGGTAGAGTAAATGCTTGATACAATCTCCACTGTGAAGATGAGCCGCGAAGAATGGCTTGAGGAACGCAGAAAGTCCATTGGCGGGAGTGACGCGGCGGCTGTTATCGGAATGAGCCGCTTTGCAAGCCCGTATACAGTATGGATGGATAAGACTGGGCGTCTCCCGGAAAAGGAAGACACAGAGGCTATGCGGATCGGCAGAGATCTCGAGGAGTATGTCGCGAAGCGCTTTGAAGAAGCGTCCGGGAAAAAGGTGCGGCGCTGCAACTACATCATTCGGAATCCCGCGTATCCGTGGGCGCACGCAGACATTGATAGGCGAATTTCCAGCGAAAATGCAGGGCTGGAATGCAAGACAACCTCGACGCTTGACATTCGGCAGTTCAACGGTGTGGATTTCCCGGAACGCTACTATGCACAGTGTGTTCATTATCTGGCCGTCACAGGCCTTGACCGTTGGTATTTGGCGGTTCTCGTCTTCGGGCGCGGATTCTTTACATACACGCTCGAGCGCGATGAGGCGGAAATCTCCGCGCTGATGGAGGCGGAGAAGCTTTTCTGGCGATGCGTCGAGGAAGATACCCCGCCTACACCGGACGGTTCGGAGGCGACGACGGACGCGATCAGCACGGTTTATGCCGACAGCAACGGCGAACAGCTTGATTTGTTCGGACGCGAACAGCTGCTGGCTGAGTATATGCAGATCAAACGTCAGGCGGCGGCACTGGCGGAGCGCAGCCGCGAGATTGAAAACACGATCAAGCTCGATATGGGTACGGCAGAGCGGGCCGCCTGCAACGGCTACAACGTCTCTTGGAAGCAGCAAAGCAGGCAGACGTTCCAGCCCAAAGCCTTTAAAGAGGCATACCCGGATATCGATTTGGCACCGTTTTATAAAACGGTGCAGGCCCGGCCATTCAAAATTACAGAAATGAAACAGGAGGAAGAATCATGAACAAAATCCAGCAGGCAACCGCACAGACGGCTATGAAGGCACAGAACGGCGGAAATCCGACAATGCAGCAGTATATCAAGCAGATGGAGGGCGAGATCAAGAAAGCGCTTCCCTCCGTTATGACGCCGGAGCGGTTCACGCGGATCACGCTTTCCGCGCTTTCCACGAATCCGAAGCTGGCGAAGTGTACACCGCAATCTTTCCTTGGCGCGATGATGACCGCCGCACAGCTTGGCTTGGAGCCGAACACGCCGCTTGGGCAGGCATACTTGATCCCGTATTGGAACGGGAAGCAGAACCGTCTGGAATGCCAGTTCCAGCTTGGCTATAAGGGCATGATCGACCTTGCATACCGCTCCGGCGAGATCCAGACGATCCAGGCGCAAGTCGGACACTCAAACGATACGCTGATTGCCGAGTATGGCACAGAATGCAGCCTGAAATTTATCCCGAAGCTGAACGGAGATCGCGGCGACCCGGTGAACGTTTGGGCGATGTTCAAGACAAAGGACGGCGGCTACGGCTTCGAGATCATGACGCTGGACGATGTTCGCGCCCATGCGCAGAAGTACAGCAAGGCATACGGCTCCGGCCCGTGGCAGACCAACTTTGAAGAGATGGCAAAGAAGACCGTTCTGAAAAAAGTTCTGAAATACGCGCCGATGAAGTCTGAATTTGTTCGGCAGATTGCGCAGGACAGCACGATCAAGACGGAGATCAGCGACGATATGTTCAGCGTTCCTACTGTTGTCGCAGATGCGGAAATGGTAGACAATATGCCTGTTGACCAGACTACAGGTGAGGTCATGGAGGGCAACGCAAATGCTGAATAAAATCGTCCTGATGGGCCGCCTGACCCGTGACCCGGAGCTTCGGCAGACGCAAAGCGGAAATTCTGTTGCATCCTTCACGCTTGCCTGCGACCGCGATTTCGCGGCGCAGGGCGCGGAGAAGGAAACGGACTTCGTGGATGTCGTCGCATGGCGCGGCACGGCTGAGTTCGTCAGCAAGTATTTCTCCAAGGGCCGGATGGCCGTCGTGTCTGGCCGTTTGCAGATCCGCAACTGGGAGGATAAAGAAGGGAATAAGCGCAAGACGGCGGAGATCGTCGCAGAAAGCGTTTATTTCGGCGACAGCAAGCGGGACGGGCAGAATGCTTCTACCGCTGCACCGGCCTCTTCGGAGTTCAAGCCGCTGCCGAGCACAACGCCGGTTCCGTTCTCTTCGCCGGATATGCCGCAGATGGAGATCGGCGACGACGACCTGCCGTTCTTCTGAGGGCTGACGGATGGGAGATAAAAAGGAATACGTCAAGCTGTGGCTGAGTTACAGGAGCTATTTCGAGGCGTACAGTGCCGCTGAGGTGGGGCGCTTGGTGCTGGCCGCGATGGATTATCGCGAGTCGGGAGCAGAGCCAGAGTTCAGCGGGAGTGAACGTTTCATTTGGCCTGCGATTCGACGGGACATTGACGAATCCGTAGCGGCTCAAAAAGCCATCTCCGCGTCCAGAAGCGAGGCAGGAAAGCAGGGCGGTCGGCCTGAATCCGAAAAAGCAAATGTTTTTGACGAAAGCAACGAAAAGCAAAAAAAGCAAATGCTTTCCGAGGAAAGCAAAAAAAGCTATGGACAAAGGAAAAGGACAAAGGACAAGGACAAGGACAGTATTCTTTCCCCCCTCCCCCCCACGCTGCGCGAATCCGTTGAGAAATGGGTGGCATACAAGGGAGAACGACGGGAGGAGTATAAGCCTGTCGGCCTGCAAAGCCTTGTTACGCAGATCACAAAGGCTGCGGAGGAATACGGCGAGGCTGCAATGATCGACGTGATAACCCGCTCTATGGCCGCAAATTACAAGGGGATCGTGTTTGACTGGTTGAAAGAGGCCAGCACACGCCCTGCGGCGCTTGGCCGCGCTGCAAAGCCCGGCTACGGCGTGCAGGGACACAATGATGATCTGAATCCGCTGGAACGTGCGGCTGTGGACAGGGTGATGGGGCCGGTGTCAAAGGGCGCTGCCCGATTGCAGCAAGGCGTGCAGCGCCACGGGGACGAACTTGATGCGTTCCAGCTGGAGGCGGTCGAGCGAATGCTTGCCGAAAACAAGGAGGGATGAAAAGTGAAGGTTCTCGTAGCCTGCGAGGAATCGCAGGAAGTCTGCAAGGCGTTCCGTGCGCTTGGACATGAGGCGTACTCCTGCGATATACAGGAGCCGTCCGGCGGGCATCCGGAGTGGCATATCCTCGGCGATGCGCTAAAAGCCATCAATGGCGGAATCATTACCACGATGGACGGTGTTAAACATGACGTCGGGAAGTGGGATTTGCTGATTGCACATCCGCCATGCACACATTTGTCTGTTTCTGGCGCGAGATGGTTTGCGGAAGGGAAGAAACCACTAAGCCTGAGATATGAAGCGGCAGCGTTTTTCATGCGGTTTGTCGAGGGCGATGTGCCGAAAATAGCGGTGGAAAATCCTGTGAGCGTAATGTCTACGCTGTACAGAAAGGCAGACCAGGTTATCCACCCGTGGCAGTTTGGGCATCCAGAAGAGAAAAGCACTTGCCTGTGGCTAAAAGGGCTTCCCATGCTGGAAGAAACGGAAAACGTAAAAAAGGAGTTCCTGGAAAAACCAAAATGCGAACGAGAGAGACTGCTTTGGCTTTCTCCTGGAAAGGATAGAGCGAAGATTCGAAGTAAAACATTCCCCGGAATCGCAAAGGCAATGGCGGAACAGTGGGGAGGAATGGAGGAGGACGCGCTATGACAGGAAAGGAAATCGTGCAGGCACTGCGGTGCTGCGCGAAGGGGCTTGGACACGACGACGCATGCGAAAACTGCAAGGCCGGAGAAACCCAAAATCGGCGGGAATACATCGAGTTTGCGGCTGCTAACGCAATCGAGCGCCTGACCGCCGAGAACGCGGCGCTGCGGGAGAAGCAGCGGTGGATTCCGGTGACGGAGCGGATGCCGGAACCCGAGACAGATGTTTTGGCAGTTTGCAATCGAAACGGATACATTTTCGTGACACCGGCTATCTACGAGGACGGGAAGTTACTGACGCAGGACAGTGCGTGGAACTGGAGCGACATCTACTGCTATGGCCTGTACGACGAGGAGGCGGATGATTACTACATCCCGGAGGGTTGGTGGGAGAACAGACAGTTTAATCCGGACGATGTGTACAACAATCCGGTAGACTGTGGAGTTACCCACTGGATGCCGCTGCCGGAAGCGCCGGAGGAAGGAGACAAGGCATGAGTAAAGCTGTACTGATCAGCATCCGCCCGATGTGGTCCCAGAAGATCATGAGCGGGCAGAAGACCATTGAGGTGCGCAAGACGCGCCCGAAGATGAACCCACCGTTTAAGTGCTACATTTACCGTTCGGTTCAGGGCGGCGTCATCGGCGAGTTTGTATGCGACAACATTTTTGAAAGGATCGTCAGAGTAGGAGGAAGCTGTGAACCGCCGAAATATTGCATCTGCGATTGGAACATGGACTGCACACCACTTGATACGCTTCTTGCGGATGCCTGCCTGACAAAAGACGAGCTGGAGAAGTATCTGGACGGCGGCGTCGGCTACGGATGGCACATTTCCAACCTCAAAATTTACGATCACCCGCGCGATCTGTGGGAGTTTACCGGACTGCGGGAGACGAGATTCGGCTGGGAGCCAGTGCCTATAACCCGCCCGCCGCAGAGCTGGCGGTATGTGGAGGAAGAACTATGGAACGATTAACAAGACCTAATATCAACGTAGACCCGGGCACCGACCGATTTCTGCACGCCACGATCGGCGGCAAGGAAATCGACTGGAAGCAGAGCCGGGACAGCACGCTCAACGTGCTGATCAACGGCCCAACGAGCAACGGCTTTGGCAAGGATATTTTCCGCAAGATGGCCCGCGATCTGTACGGACGGCTGAAAGCCTACGAGGATACGGGACTTGAACCGGAAGCAGTGGAAACGGTTAAGCTTGCGCTATGTGCAAAGCACATGGTTGATCTCGAAACGCTCAAAAATACGCCAATCAGCAGGCTCGTAGAGCTTGCCGAGGCCGACAAGGACGGGCGCGTGGTGGTGCTGCCGTGCAAGGTGGGCCAGCGGGTGTTTGCCTTGATGGACATGGATAAGCATATAAGCGAGTGCGAGGTCACGCAGATTGGTATGGGCAATGAAATCGGCTTTATTGGCCTTGAGCCAATAGGCGCCAGAGGGCGGGAGTATGGCGTAGCGCTAAACGGATTTGGCAAGACCGTATTTCTCACCCGCGAGGAGGCCGAAAAGGCGCTGGAAGAAAGGGAGGGTAAGAAGGATGATTAAAAACAGAGTGTGCTTTACCGTCCGAGGAGAGTTCGGAGCGCAGATGAGCTTCGAATCAGAAAACACGATCCCGTATGAAGATCTGTGCAAGTGTATCAATAAAGATAAGCTGATAGAGCTGATGTGCCTTGACGGTCTTGGCTATACCGGTGACGATATTCAGTTTATCACGCCGGAAGAATACGACGAGCACTTTGGAGATGACGAAGATGCCTGACGAATATATCAGCAGAACCGAGGCGCTGAAAGACTTTGAATCCTGCAACGCGGAAAATCCGCGCTGGACACCTCAGCGGGTGAAAACGCTCCTGCTGCGTCAGCCTACCTCCGACGTTGCGGAGGTGGTGCATGGGCAGTGGCTGCGAGCAGATGATGACTGGAATAGCCTCACGACAATTCAGTGCTCCCTTTGCAGCGAAGAGTGGTGCTTTGAAACGGACGATGACGTGAGCTTGCTGAATTACAAATACTGCCCCAACTGCGGGGCGAAGATGGATGGAGGGAACGGCGATGCGACTGATTGACGCCGACGAAGCCAAAAAGCTGAATAAAGAGCAATGCGTGGGAGACTGCGGGTGCTGTTCGGACCTTCAAGACGACAATACATGCACGCTGATTGACAGGGTGCCGACCGTAGACGATGCCGTGATCGTGACGCGGTGCAAAAATTGCAAGTGGTTTGCGGACAACAACGGTGGAGAGTGGTATGGCTGCAAGATGTTTCATGTCGTTCGGATTACCCCAGAGGACGCACCGAAACCTGACGATTTTTGCAGCTACGGAGAACGGAGGGGAGGAGGTGACGACAATGTTTCAGATTGAGCTTTTATCCGGCGGTATTTTTACGGTGTATGCCGTCGACTCGTATGCAAATTTGTTTTTGATTTACAAAGACGATGCATGGCAGTGGATTGAGATAAACCGTTGCAAGCTGTACTATGCCGGAGCCCTTGCGAAAAAGGAGGAAAAAGATGGGAACAATTCTGGCGATTGACCCGGGGAATATGGAATCAGGGTATGTCCTCGTAGAGCACGACGGGCAGGAAATCCGGAAGGTGCTGGACGTTGGGAAAGTTCCGAACGGGGAGATATTCCCCGTTCTCTGCCGGGAGTATCAGCACTTGGCAATCGAAATGGTTGCCGGTATGGGAATGCCAGTCGGTCAAGAGGTGTTTGACACCTGCTTCTGGATTGGACGGTTCTGGGAATATGCCGAGCTTTACCGGAAGGGGTACCAGATACAGAAGATCTTCCGCCGGGAAGAGAAGCTTTACTTATGCGGCAGAGCGTCGGCGAAGGATGCAAACATTAGACAAGCCCTCGTCGACCGCTACGCGCCCGGTCAGCCGAACTACGGCAAGGGAACAAAGAAGAACCCCGGTTTCTTTTACGGTTTCTCCGCGGACATGTGGGCGGCTATGGCGGTAGCAACAACGTATTTTGATAAGTACATAAGGGGGGTAAAGCTGTAAGTGAAAAAATTCGTTGAAATGCTGCTTTTATTTGCGGCTGCCGTGTTTGTTTCGCTTTTGATAAGAGAAGCGATTCTCAATTCGGATCTGCCGGATTATATCAAGTTTTGCACGCTGACGGAATGGGAGAAGGCAAAATGGATTTCCGGGTGGAGGCCATGAGCAAGACGCAGCGAAAGCCACCAAGACCGCCGATGCAGCTGACGTGCGATGCCTGCGGGAAAACGTTTATGCGCGCACCGTCGAAGTACAAGGCAAAATACAATTTTTGCAGCGAGGCGTGCGCCTGGACGGCACATAGGGACGCTGTGATGGGCCGGGCGGAGCGCGCGCGGATCCTGATTACACGATCAATCCCGGTATACCCGGAAATGCGGCCTGTCTGCGGGCGGGTGTATCCTGCCGAGAAATACAAATACAGGACAAACCGGACGGGCTATGTCGTCGAGGTGGGCGGCAAGCGCGTATGTGTGAGGGTGGACGAATGCAGGGAAATCTAGGGCTTACACCGGTGCAGGCCCCGTGTAAGGGCTGTGCGGACAGGCACACCGGCTGTCACACGGACTGCACCCGATACATAGCATTCCGCCGGGAGGCGGACAGATACAAGCAGGAGCGCCTAAAAGACATGACGCGGTGCGCGTCCACGCGGGGCTGTATGCGGACGCTGCGGGACGCAAACCGTGCAAGACGTGAAGGGAGGCAACATTACTGATGAGCACGCCGCGATACGGCTGGTGGGCCTATGCAAAATGGATGATCCGCAGCTATAAGGGCGGCGGGCTGATGACGAAGGCTGAGCGCGCTGCCGTTGAGGATGCAATCGCGGAGACGGAACAGCTCATTGACGGCGCGGAGCGGCTGCGGCTCATAGACTTGGTTCTTTGGAAGCGTACACACACCTTACAGGGCGCTGCAATGGCGGTTTATGTGTCCGAACGCACCGCGCAGGAGTGGCACAGGCAATTTATTCGCCTTGTGGGGCAAAAAAGAGGGCTTTTATGAAAAAGTCTGCGTCCCAGAGCCAAATTTAACATTTACTATAAGAGCGTAGAGATCAACTCTACGCCCTTCTTCATCGGCACCGCAGCGTTCTGCGGAAACCTCCTCCTCCTGTTCTCGTGTTCTCCGGTGTGAATAAATATATTTATTCGCACACGGAGACACGAGAACGAAAAAATGAGGTGGCTGGCCGGTGATCGGGCATGATGGGGAGGACAACATGGAGGTAAAAAACAGAAAGCTTTCCAGCATTACTGCATACGGGAAAAATGCGAAGAAGCATGACAAGACGCAAATCAACAACGTTGCGGAGAGCATCAAGCAGTACGGTTTTGTGCAGCCGATTGTGATTGACCGCGACGGCGTGATCGTAATCGGCCACTGCCGCGCCATGGCGGCGAAGAAGCTGGGCCTGGAAGAAGTGCCTTGCGTCTGTGTGGATGATCTGACACCAGAGCAGGTAAACGCCCTGCGGCTGGTGGATAACAAGAGCAACGAGAGCGACTGGGACTTTGACCTGCTGGCTGATGAGCTGCCTGGCCTTGACCTGTCGGCGTTTGACTTTGACTGGGGCCTGCGTGATGAACTCGACACGTCAGTTGTAGAAGACAACTACGATCCTGTTTTACCGGCAGAGCCGAAGAGTAAACTTGGCGATGTGTACCAGCTCGGAGACCATCGCCTTATGTGCGGAGACAGCACATCTCTGACTGATGTACAAAAGCTTGTGGGGGGGGCACAAATCGATCTTCTTCTCACCGATCCTCCGTACAATGTGGACTATCATGGCACCGCCGGTAAAATCAAGAACGATAACATGGAAGATGCAGCCTTTAGGCAGTTCCTGACGGATGCTTTCTCCAATGCGGCGATGGTTATGAAACCCGGCGCTCCGTTCTACATCTGGCATGCAGACAGCGAGGGGTATAACTTTCGCGGCGCGTGTAAAGACGCGATGCTGCGCGTCAGGCAGTGCCTGATCTGGGTGAAGAACTCCCTTGTGATGGGGAGACAGGATTTCCAGTGGAAACATGAGCCTTGCCTGTACGGTGAGAGTGAAATTGAAGAGGACGATCATGAGCCTTGCCTTTACGGATGGACGGAAGGCAAGAAGCACTACTTCTTCAAGAACCGCCGACAGACTACCGTTCTGAATTTCGATAAGCCTGTCAAATCTGCGGAGCATCCGACCATGAAGCCGATTAAGCTGTTTGATTATCAGATGCAGTGTTCCAGCAAGCCGGGAGAGAATGTGCTTGACCTGTTCGCTGGCTCCGGCACAACGATCATGGCAGCGGAGCAGAATGGCAGACACGCTTTCTGCATGGAGTACGATCCGAAGTATGCGGATGTCATTATTGATCGGTGGGAGAAGTTTACGGGGAAGAAAGCGGTGTTACTGAATGACGATTGAAGAAGCACGGGCGATTATAGCCAAAACCAGCAGCCCGTATTTGAAGCGGGACATGGAGAAGTTTATCAAACGCCAGCAGAGAAAGGAGGGCGCGTATGGCAAGGCCAAGAAAGGAAATAGATCAAAAACAGTTCGAGAACCTATGCGGCCTGCAATGCACGCTTGAGGAAATCTGCGGTTGGTTTGGTGTGACTGATAAAACACTGGATAGTTGGTGTAAACGCACCTATCATGCCAGTTTTTCCGAGGTATTTAAGCAAAAGCGAGGAGCGGGGAAAATTTCACTGCGCCGGAGCCAGTGGCGGCTTGCTGAAAACAATGCGACAATGGCAATCTGGCTTGGGAAGCAGTACCTCGGCCAGACAGACAAGCCGGAAGAATCCATTGACGCGGAGGATACGGACGCTTATCTCAAAGAAGCGGGGATTGAATGAAAACCAGGACCATCAACCCCGTGTTTGGGGAAAAACACAAGGCGTACATACAGCGCGCAATGCGCTGCACGATCTCGGTCGCAGAGGGAGCCGTTCGAGCGGGCAAGACCATCGACAACATAGCTGCCTTTGCTGCGCTGATAGAAAAGGGCACGCCGGACAGAATACACCTTGCGACAGGCTCCACGGCGGCCAACGCGAAGTTGAACATCGGAGACGCGAATGGATTCGGACTCGAGTATATTTTCCGCGGACGCTGCCGCTGGACGAAGTACAAAGGCAACGAGGCGCTTGTGATAAAATCTCACAGGCGCGACTATGTGGTGATCTTCGCGGGCGGGGCAAAAGCGGACAGTTTCAAGAAAATTCGCGGCAATTCATACGGAATGTGGATTGCGACAGAAATCAACCTGCACCACGAGGACACGATCAAAGAGGCATTTAACCGGCAGCTTGCCGCAAGGCTGCGCCGTGTGTTCTGGGATTTAAACCCGTCCTCGCCTGGGCACTGGATCTATCAAAACTACATCGATAGATTCCCGGAACGGCTCGGCGGGCAGTACAACTACCAGCATTTCACCATCCGCGACAACGCAACAATTACGGATGCGCGGCTTGCGGAGATTGAAAGCCAGTATGACGTAAACAGTATCTGGTACAGGAGAGATATCCTTGGCGCACGGTGTATAGCCGAAGGCCTCGTATACCCGATGTTCGACCGCGAACGCAACGTCGCAAGTGAGCGGGGCGGGCCGGGGCGGTACTGGATCTCATCGGACTACGGCACACAGAACCCTACCGTCTTTACATTGTGGCGGGAATATGGCGGCAGGGCCGTCATGGAGAAGGAATATTACCACAGCGGACGCGAGAGCGGGCGGCAGAAGACCGATGAGGAATATTATCAGGACTTAGAGGCATTCGCGGACGGATACCGCATTGAGCGTGTCGTGCTCGACCCATCGGCAGCGTCCTTTGCCGAGTGCATCCGGCGGCACGGAAAGTTTTCTGTATGGAAAGCAAACAACGCCGTGCTGGACGGCATTCGATTCACGGGGGCCTGCATCAAAAGCGGAATCATCAAATTTCACGAGAGCTGCAAAAATGCGTTTCGAGAATTTGGCCTTTATAGCTGGGACAAGGACGAAGGAGAAGACTGCGTGATAAAAGAAAACGACCATTGCATGGACGCGATTCGCTATTTCTGTATGACCGTTTTGAGGAGAGAAATCAAGAAATGAGCCTTTTGACAAACATTCGAGGGTGGTTCCGGAATATGCTTTTCCCGCAGGCGGTTGCCGAGCGGGAATTCGGCGTATCTCCGGCAGTCAGCCCGAAGATGGAGCAGAATATAAGCCTCTGGTACGCGATGTTTATTGGAAATCCACCCTGGCAGACGTGCGATGTCATTGCTGTCGGGCTTCCGGCGGCGATCTGCCGGGAGATCGCGCGACCGACGCTGGCCGAGCTGACGGCTAACATCACCGGCAGCGCCCGTGCGGATTATCTGAAAGACTGCTTTGAGCGGGCGGAAGAGATTTTTCACAGCGCCTTAGAACTGGGGCTTGCGCTCGGCGGCGTGGCATTTAAGCCGTATATCTACGGTGAGCAGCTGCTGGTCGACGTGACCGGCGCGGCGGCGTTCCAGCCGACGAAATTTGATCCTGCCGGGCGCTGCATCGGAGGCGTCTTCCGGGACAAGCCCGCGAAAGTGGGCGGGAAGTATTATATCCGCCTCGAATCGCACGAGCTGGACGGCACGACCTATACGATCCGCAATAAAGCATATTACAGCGACGCCTCCGGCACGGTCGGCGCGGAAGCACCCCTGAATGCCGTCCCGGAATGGGCGGACATTCAGCCGGAAATCACGATCCAGAATATGAGCGGGCCGCTCTTCGCGTACTTCCGCCCGCCTGCGGCCAACACAACGGACGCAAACAGCCCCTGCGGAATGTCCGTCTACGGAGACGCGGCTACTGTGCAGCTGATCAAGCAGGCCGATGAGCAGTGGGAGCGCCTGCGCTGGGAATATCGCTCCAGCGAGCGCAAAGTCCTGATGGATGGCACGAGTTCGACTGCGGATATGTTCAACAAGCGTATGTTTGAACTGGGACCGTTCTCCCCTAGCGGCGAATTCTTTCAGTACATCGAGCCGCAGATCCGCGACGAAGCAATCTACCGAGGGTTCCAGAATACGCTCCGCCGCATCGAGTTCAACGTCGGGCTGGCCTATGGCGATATCTCCGATCCGCAGACCGTCGAGAAGACCGCGACGGAGATCCGCAACAGCAAGCAGCGCAAATATGTGCTAATTGACAGTATCCAGACGGCGCTTGAACACACGTTTGACAGCCTGCTCTATGCGCTCGATACATACGCAACACTCTATAACCTCGCGCCTGCCGGGACGTACAACGCCGATTACAGTTGGGGCGATTCCGTCCTTGACGACGCTGAGAAGAAGGAACAAGAGCGGGCAAACGACCGGCTTGACCTCGCTGATGGAATTCTGAACCACTGGGAATACCGCGCAAAGTGGTACGGCGAGGACGAAGCGACTGCAAAGGCAATGCTTCCGCGGGCGCAGGACATGGTAACTGAACAGCAACAGGAGGTAGAGTAATGGGCGGTAGAGGCGGAACTGGCGCGGTGGGAGGAGGAAGAGCCGGTGGAGGCGGCGGGACTGCAAACTCCAGCGCAATTATCCCTACGGAGCAAAGAATTAGGGTGCCGTATTCGGAATACAAGGATGTATACGAGAAAGAATCGCACAAGGTATATTATTCTTATGATTCCCAAAATAAAACAATCGAAATAGATATAAACCCACGAATATACGAGATAGCCAAAATCATGCCGGATAGCTTTTACCAGCAGCTGCTGGATGGGTACAAAATGGGCATAAAGGCAGATAGCAAAGAGGGAAAGAAACAAAAAGCGTTCTATGCGCGAGTTGTGTATGATCGTTACAGGAAGATTGCAAGCAAGGGCGGGGCGATGAAAAAGGAAGCTCCAGAGTGGCAGAAAAAAGCATTTAATATAGCTGTCCACGGGAAGAAATGATTAATTTTGAGAATCTCGATAAATTTGCATTTCCCGGTGTCGGGAAGTACGGAATTCCTCAGATAGAGCCAATTAAGATATATCCGCACGGCGAATTTATCCCGGTGAATTATCACTATGCGGAGAAAGAACCTGTAAGAAAGATCGTGCATTTCTTCGTGGACGATTATCAGTTTATCCGCCACTGGAACACACCGGACAAGTACATTCCTAAGCTGCTGCAGTTTGCAGCGGTGTGCGCGCCTGACTTCTCCACCTACACAGATATGCCGCTTGCGATGCAGATATACAACCATTACCGCAAGCACTGGCTGGCAGCATACTGGCAGCTTCACGGCATGACGGTTTATCCGACAATCTCATGGAGCGATGAGAATAGTTATGACTGGTGCTTTGACGGTGAACCTGTCGGCGGTGTTGTGGCGGTTTCCTCGGTGGGAACGCAGGCAAACGCTGAAAGCAAGCGCCTGTTCCTGCGCGGCTACGAAGAAATGATGAAACGGCTATCCCCGGAATGGGTGATCTTCTACGGCAGAGTGCCGGAAGAATGCGACTGGAACGTGATACGGGTAAAGCCGCATTACGACGATATTGTGAAACGGAGAAGGGCGGTGAGCGGATGAAGTACCCTTTTTAGCCCAGAACTATTAGACGCCATCCCGGAAGAGCTTGCAGAGCTGTTCCGGACGCTGGAAGATACGCTGCTGGATGAGGTTTGTTCCCGGCTTAAAATTGCGGATCAGCTGAACGAGGTCACGGTGCAGGATATCCGGGCGCTGCGGTCGCACGGCATTGATCTCAAGAAGATCAAAAGGGCCATCCAGAAGACAGCGGACGTCAGCGAAGAAAAACTGAACAAGCTGCTCGACGATGTTGTGGAGCGCAACCGGCGATATTACAACGACCTTATTACGCTGGCCGATGTGACGAAGCCTGACCGGCTGGTAGACGCCTCCGATATCGACGCGATCCGCAGGCAGACGCTCGGAGAATTCCGAAATCTGACGCAATCTTTGGGGTTTTTAGTGGACAATGGCCAGAGAATGCTTCCGCCTGCGCAAGCATATCAGTGGGCCCTAAATTCGTCAACGCTGCAAATTCAGAGCGGGGCGATCAGCTATAATCAGGCGATTGCCAACGCCGTCAAGCAGCTGGCAGAAAGCGGAATCAAAGTCGTAGACTATGAGAGCGGACACACAGATCAAATCGACGTGGCCGCCCGCCGGGCCGTTATGACGGGCGTGGCGCAAATCTGCGACAAGTATTCCGACCAGTCGTCGGAATATCTGGATACCCGGTATTTTGAGATCACAGCCCACTCCGGCGCACGAGACAAGCCCGGCCCGTCCCCGTGGTCGAGCCACAAGGATTGGCAGGGGCGCATTTATTACAAAAGCGAGAACGGGGAGACTGACCCGCTTGGACAGTACAAGGATCTCGTGGAGACGACCGGCTACGGCTATGTAGACGGCTTGACCGGCGCAAATTGCCGACACTATAAGCACGCCTATATCCCGGGCGTCATGGAGCCAACCTATTCCGAGGAGCAGCTGGAACACATTGATGATGGTCTCGGCTGCGAGTTTGACGGGAAGAAATATACCGCATACGAAGCGACCCAAATGCAAAGACGGCTCGAACGGTCGATTCGCAAACAGAAGCGTTTGAAAAACGCCTATAAAGCATCCGGACAAAAGGACAAGGAGACCGCCGCAGCAGCCAAGCTGCGCCGCCTGAACACGAAATACCATGATTTCAGCAAGGCAGCAGGACTGCCAGAGCAGCCGGAGCGGACAAGGGTTCTGTATACAGACGCAAAATCCGAGGCTGCGGCCAGCAAAGCGAAAACGGTTGAGCGGGTGGAACCTCCGACCAACACAGAACCAGCAGAAAGCGCCGGCTTTCAGCCGAGATACACCGACGTAACGGAAAAGTGGCGCGCGGAGGCCACTCCGAACAGCCACACTGTACAGGACTTGCAGGAGTATACTGCAAACGGCGTTACATACAAGGTCGACGGGCATAATGTCGTGCTTGACCACACAGAGCACGAAAAAGAAATTGCCGGACTCCTTGAAAAGGAATTCGGCGGCGAAATTGGGCTAGTTCCGCGTGTCAATAATCCGCAGGGGGTGTCCACACCGGACTATATTTTCCGAGGGGAAGCGTATGACCTGAAAACGCTCGGAGAAAAAGCCGGGGGAAATACGATTTTCAATCGTGTGAAAAAGGCAGCCAAGCAGGGGCAGCGGTTTATTCTGGATGTCACCAAGACCACGCTTGACGAAAAAACAATAGATGCGCAAATTGAAAAAATATTTGCCAGAAAGGATACTGAGTGGGTTGATGAGATCATTGAAATCCGAAATGGAAAAGTGCAGAGAATCGTAAAAAGAAAATAAAAAAAGAAGCCGACACACCATCTCGCCCTTCTGGGAAGGGGTCGTGGACAGCGACCGGCTCTTATCTATTCTATACCACACTCTCACAAAAAATGCAAGGGGGGAAATTCAAATGGACAACTTCAAAGCGATTTATAAAATGCTGTCTGCGCTGGAACGCGCGATGGATCTTCCGGCGTTCAGCGTGGAGAGCTTCGGCCTGGACTCCATGCAGGTGTCCGGAGAACGTCTCTACAGGTATCTGGAAATGCTTCAGGACGCGGGGCTTATCAAGGGCGCGGAGCTTTATACCGACGTCACGGGCGAAATGCACCTGAGGAATGAGCGCCGGATTCAGATCACGCTGCAGGGGCTTGAATACTTGCAGGAGAACGCGATCATGAAGCGGATCTATAATGCCGCGAAGGGCATTGTAGACCTGATCCCGTGAGGAACGCCGTATGATCGACGAAAAACTGAAAGCCGCCATCGAGCGGGCGCTTGCCGCCGGATTCCGCGTCCAACTGAAACGCATGAAGGATGGGACAGTCAAGGCGCAGATCATCAAGGCGGAAGAGCTGAAAAAATAATACAGATACCGCAGCGCAATCGAGCGCGCGGAATGGCACGATGAGCCAACCACTGAGGTTTTCTTAGTAGTTGGCTCTTTTTGTTTTATCAAATCTTGACCGGCCCGAAGTCGCTAAACTACGGGGCAGCAGCGGACGCGACCCGCGAGAACAAAGCGAAGCTGTGAAGGAGAACCTATGAAGCGAGATTTTTTGGAAGGGCTGGGGCTTGATAAGGATACCGTCGACAAGATCCTTGACGAGAACAGCCGGGACATTGGACGGGAGAAGCAGAAAGCGGATCAGGCCAGAGAAGACCTGAATGCCGCCCGGCAGCAGCTGACCGACCGCGACAAGGATATCGAAGACCTGCGGAAGTCCAGCGGAGACGCTGAGAATTTCCGCAAGCAGCTCGAAGACCTTCAGGGCCGGTACACCAAGGAAACCGAGGATTACAAGGCGCAGCTCGCAAGCCGCGACTACGCCGACGCCATGACCCGCGCGATCACGGCCAAGGGCGTCAAGTTCTCTTCCAAAGCCGCAGAGAAAGCCTACCTTGCAGACCTCAAGGAGAAGCACCTTGAACTGAAAGACGGCGAGCTGACCGGCTTCGACGAGTGGCACAAGGCCCAGCTCGAAGCAGACCCGACCGCGTTCCAGTCCGGCAAGCCTGCGCCCACATTTGTCAAGCCCGTCGGCCAGGGCGGCGCACCGGCGGCAAAGAGCAAGGGCGCAATGTACGCGCAGCAGTTCAACGCGCAGTTTGCGCAGACACCAAACAAGGAGTGATTTGAAAAATGTCTATCGTTGTAAACACAAAAGCAGAAGTCAGGCCGAATTTCCTCGAAAGCGAAGTCGGCCTCGTCCTGAAAACCCGTGAAATCCCCGCGTCGATGGGCGTGCAGGACGGCAAGTACAAGATCGTAAAGGCCGGTACGCCGTTCCCGTCCGACAATTCGAACGCCGTCGGCCTCGTATTTGAGGACATCGACGTGACGGACGGCAATATGCCCGGCTCCGTGATGGTCGCGGGCCGTGTGCTGGCAGACCGCCTGTCGCTTGCATCCGCAGCCAAGACCGCGCTGTCCGGCAAGGGATTCACGTTTGTTGACGCGCCGGAGATCACGCGCGGCTATACCGTGACCTACGACAAAAACGACGGCAGCGGCACGCCGCCCGTCGACGAGAACGTCTACACAGAGGGCTCCTATGCCGACGTCTCGACCGAATACCCGCTGACCAAGAGCGGCAACACCCAGACCGGCTGGAGCACGTCTAAGGGCGGCGAAGCTGTTTCCAAGGTCGAAATGACCGGCAATGTGACCCTGTACCCCGTGTGGACTACGGCCTAAAGAAGGAGGAAAAACACCATGCCTGACATCCTTGAACTGATTTCCGACGCTGACCGTCTGGATTTCTCGCAGAACATTTCCGTCGCACGCCCGGCGTACCTCGGCGACCGGCTGTTCCCGGACCAGAAGACCGAAAGCCTGAAAGCCGAGTACCTGCGCCTCGCAAACGGCGCACAGATCCCCACGATGGCGACCGTCCACGCCTTTGACACCGAGGCCGAGATCGCCACGCGCCCCGCGCTCGAAAAGACAGAGGTTGAGAAGCTGTTTATCAAGCGCAAGATCAACCAGTCCGAGCGGGTGCAGCTGCTCAACGAAAACGGCGTATATGCCGACAACGCAATCGTGAGCTATGTCTTCGACGATATGCGCCTGATGGCCGATGCGGTCAAGGTCAGAACCGAAGTTGCAAAGATGGAAGTCATCGCGACCGGCAAGATGACCATCAAGGAAAACAATCTCAACATGACCGTCGATTACGGCGTTCCGTCCGCAAACACCGGCTTCAAGATCGACTTCGGCGCAGATGCTGATATCGTCGGCCAGCTTCAGGCCATCGCGGATCAGGCGGCGGCCTCCGGCCACGCCCTGAGCGAAATGGTCGTCGGTACGAAGATCCTGCGCAAACTCGCGTCCAACAAGGGCATTCAGACCCTCGTATACGGTACGGTCGGCGCTGGTACATACGTCACAACCGAGAAGCTGCGCAGCCTCTTTACCGAGCTGTTCGGCTTCGGCCAGATCACGACCAACGACCAGCGCTATAAGGCGCAGGCCGCAAACGGCGCGGAAAAGACGCATCGATTCTTCCCGGAGGACAAGGTTGCGTTCCTGTCCAACGGCACGGCCAATTCCTTCGGCGTTGGCCTGTGGGGCGTGACGCCGGAAGAAAAGGGCTATGGCCCGTACACCGACAAGAGCGCGCAGCAGTATATCACGATCACCCAGTGGGAAACGCCTGACCCGAAGACCACCTGGACGAAGGCGAGCGGCCTGTTTATCCCGGTCGTGCCCGATCCTTACGGCCTGTTCATCGGCGCGGACGTAAGCAAGTAAATTCAAGCCTCCGCGCCTGCATGACGGGCGCGGAGGCTGACCGGAAGGAGGGCGCAGCATGATCTACGCTGATTATGAGTATTACGCGACTGTGTACCGCGGGACGGCGATGGATGAAGAGCAATTTTGCGGCCTCGCCCGCAAGGCATCGGCTTACGTCGACTACATCACCATGAGCCGCGCGCGCTCCGCCGCCGGGGACAAGCTCGAAGCCGTCCAGAACTGCGTCTGTGCGCTGGCCGAGCTGGAGCAGGACGCTGGGAAGCTGGACAGCCTCGTCTACACGACCGACAGGCCCGTATCAAGCGAGACGGTCGGCGGCTGGTCGCGAAGCTTTGGTTCACGAAATCTGTCCCAGGCAGATATACAGCGGACAGAGACGCGCCGCCGTGAGATCGTGCTGGCGTACCTCGGGCCGACCGGATTACTCAAAGCAAGGGGGTATGGGCCGTGTCCATGTTCCCCCACACCGTAACCATCTACAACGTCTCGCAGGAGACAGACCCGGCGACATTCAAGGACGTGGAGAAAACCTACATCACCGTCCTGCGCGGCGTTCTGCTGGAAGCCTCCAAGGCGGCCAACGTCCGCCAGAGCGGGCTTGAGGGCGCGGATGCGGTGAATCTGTACATTCCGTTCTCTACGGTTGCTGTAGACGGCGTGACGGGCGCAGAAAAGCGCTACGTCGGCCCGCAAGAATTCTGGCGTGCAACTGATAAAAGCGGAATCTGGACGCTCTCCACGGACGGCAACGGCGGAACGACATTCTTTATCAAGGGTGAAGTCGTGGAGCCGGACAAGACCGAGCAGGCGCTTGAAATGCTCTATGACGACGTTTACAAGGTCACAAAGGTCGATATGAAGGACTTCGGAAGCCAGGACATGAGACACTTCGAAGTCGGAGGGGCCTAATATGCTGAAATTCAGCGTAAAGGCAGACGGCTTTGATGAATTGCATGAGGCAATCGCGCAGGCGTGTACCAAAGCGGAGCATATTGTCGCGCTTCAGGCAAGAAAGGACACAGCCCCGTATGTGCCATTCTTGACCGGTTCCCTCGACCGCAGAACACAGGTGGAAGGGAATGCGATCATCTATCCCGGCCCATACGCAAGGTTCCTGTACTACGGGAAAGTCATGGTAGACCCGGAGACCGGAAGCACCTACGCGCCGAAAGGCGGGACAAAGGTACTGACCGACAAAAATCTTGTGTTCAACACGTCAGGACACAATCAGGCGCAATCGCACTGGTTCGAGGCGTCAAAGGCCGAAAATCTTGATAAATGGCTCCGCGTAGCGGACAAGGCGGTGAAGAATGGACTCTAAAAAGCAGAAAAGGCTGGTATCTGCGGAGGAAGAGCAGGATATCTCCCGGAAGATGATGATCTGGGCGAATTCCTTCTCGGACGACGACATGCCGGCCGCAACGATCAACTATGAATTTCTCGCTGCGGATTCTGCAAGTATGGCGCTGTCCACTATTCAGGGCGCGTATATCACACGAAAATTCATCCTCGGCGGACACGAGGCGGAATACCAATTCAAGATCATCGCCCGCATCATCCCCGGCAGCAGCAACGACAAGCGCCTGAAATGCGACGCCATGCTGAACCGGTTCGGGGATTGGGCAATGCAGAACCCGCCGGATCTGGGCGACGGCATGCGCGTCCGCCGCATGGAAGCAGTCAGCCGCGCGGCCCTGTACGCCCGGTACGAGGACGGCACGGAAGACCACCAGATTTTAATGAAACTGACATATGAGGTGATTTAACTATGGCAAATAAATACACAATCGCGGCAAAAAACGGCGAGAGCGCAGTCCGTGAAATGCTGATTACCGCTCTGGACACCAGCGACAGCACCACATCGAAGTGGTCGGCGATGGGCGTCAAGGTGGCGGAGAGCTCCATCAACTACGATTGGGGGCAGGAAACAAAGAAGGACATTCTGGGGCACGTGTACACGAACGCACAGACACCAGAAATGACACAGAGCTTTTCCGGCAGTGAGATTGTAGGCGGTGACGACGTGATGAACCATCTGCTCAATCTTGCAGTCGTGGAGAAGGACCATGCTGCTCTGGTAAATCAGAAATGCCTGATCATCCACACATACCTGCAGGACTCCGAAGGGAAGTCGTTTGCAGAGCAGTATGACGCCTGCGCGGTGCTCGTCACGACAGACGGAGGCGAGGGCGGCGGCGTTCTTGCTTCGGACATTGAAGTGACATACGGCGGAAACAGGACAACAGGAACCGCAGCGCGCGGTTCGGATGGAACCATCACGTTTACGCCGGACGCGGCATAAGGAGGCTGCATAAATGCCTGAAATCAAATTTGAAACCGGTATCGTATCGTTCAAGCTGAACGACGCGGCGGAAGTCTCCTTCAACCCGACCGACAGCGCATTTGTCGAACAGATCTTCAACACCTTTGACGAGCTGGACAGGAAGCAGGAGGCGTATAAGGCCGAAGTCGACCACTGCGCGGACAAGAAGGAGATTTTCGCCATTGCCCGCCGCCGCGACGCGGAAATGCGGGACATGATCGACGGCCTGTTTGCCAAGCCTGTCTGCGCAGACCTGTTCGGCACTATGAACGTCTACGCGCTGGCCGACGGCCTGCCAGTATGGTGCAACCTCATGCTGGCCGTGATCGATCAGATCGACACGAGCTTCGCGGCAGAGCAGAAGAAGACCAACCCGAGGATTGCGAAATATACAGATAGATGGAAAACGCGCAGGCCTCCTGTTCGCGAAATATATTGATAGATGGGGAAAGTGATCTATTCCCTGCCGACCTCTGTTGAGGTCGACGGAACAGAATACGCGATCCAATCTGATTACCGCGCAATCCTCGATATCCTCGTAGCCCTGACAGACAGGGAACTGGACGAGCGGGATAAGGCGGAAGCGGCGCTGACCATCTTCTATCCCGACTTCGAAGAAATGCCCGTCAGCGACTATCAGGAAGCCCTGAACCAGTGCTTCCGCTTCATCGACCACGGGCAGGAGAATCGAGAGAAGAGAAAGCAGCCAGAGATCATGTCATGGGCGCAGGACTTTGATCTCTATATTGCGCCTATCAACCGAATCGCGGGCTGCGAGGTCAGGGCGCTGGAATACCTGCATTGGTATTCGTTTCTATCGTACTATCAAGAAATCGGAGATTGCCTGTATGCACAGGTGGTTTCTATCCGCGATAAAAAGGCCAGAGGGAAGAGCCTCGACAAACAGGAGAGGGATTTCTACCGGCGCAACCGGGATATCGTCGATCTGAAGACAACATACTCGGAGGCCGAAGCCGACCTGCTTGCCGTATGGGGAGTCGGGACAAAAAACAGCCGCCCCGGTTAAGGGGCGGCAGCAGGAAAAACTTATTTTTTATACTCGAAAACGATTTCGCTACCCCAGAAGCTTGGAGAGAATCGAATCTCGATCTCACTCCAATCCTGCGGCGCTTCATATCCGACGACACCTTTCATTTTCTTCCCGGCGGCAATCGTGCCGTCAAGCTGCGGCTCGTCGGAACTCATCATCGCGGTGAGGCTGAGGCTGGTTGTATAGCCATCAATGTAGCTTTCGAATGAAAGCATGGTGCTGGACGCAATATCGCGGGATGAATTGTTTTCGATCTCGAATTCGCACAGAACAAAGACCTTTCCATCATCCGGCGAGACGTAATTTTGGCCGGAATTCTCGGTAACACTGAGCAACGTGACCGCCACGCCGTCTAGAACGACCTGGTCCCCAACGCCAAATGTTTCAGGCCCGGAATCGGATTGCTGCGGCGGCTGCTGCGAAGAAGAAACTGAGGTTCCGACCTTTTCCGGCTTGGAGGACGATCCGCAGGAAGCAAAGGCCGCGCCAATAAAGACGAAAAGACAGAGGAATACGATTAAAGCCGTCAGGCAGCCGCTGGGGCGTTTCGCCTGCTTTTTGGTTTTTTGCCCGCCAACAACGTCAACGCGGTTCGAGGCGTTAATCTTGATGGTAAAAAACGCATTCTGTTGCCCTTCGGCAATGGTAAAGGATATGGTTTTATCCAGACGGCGATACCGGTAAAAAGAAAGTTCGTGCTGGCCCGGAGCGGCCACGGCTCGAAGTTCTTCACCGTTTTTCAGCGTGCCGACATCACAGCCATCCAATGCAACGCCGACGGTCAGGCCAGAACCGTAAAAAGAATTGTCCCGGCTGATTTGGATAATGCAATCACTCATATTTCTTCCCTCCTTACTTGGAAGATAACACAAATAATAACAAAAATCAACCGAAAAGGTGGTGAAAATATGGCAGATGGGAAAATTGTGGTCACCGTCGACGCGGACGCAAAAAAGGCGCAGAAGGAGCTTGATACGCTGTCCGCGAAAATCGACAAGATGGAAGCCAAGCTAAACGAGGATACCGGAACGCAGAGCGGGCTTAAAAAGGAGCTGGACGCTGCGCTTCAGTCCGCAAAGCAGACGGAAGACGCGCTGAAATCGCTCCGCTCGGAGGCTGACCGCCTAAAGGGCATCACATCCGGAAACGCTTCGGCTAATCCAGCGGAGTACATAGACGCTTATTCTCGACAGGCGGAGGTTGCTGCACAAATCAAAGAGCAGGAACAGCTGCTTGTGCAGCAAAACAAAACGGCGGAAAAGCTCGGGAGTCAATATGCAAAGATCACCGACAAGGTGATAACCCAGACCGATGCGCTTGACGCTGCAAAGACCAAAGCCGGTGAGCTGGTGCAGCAGATCACAAATGCCAGCGGAGCTTCGGCTAAAATGGCGGAAGTATCGGCAAGCGTCGAAAAAAGCATGAACAAATTCGGAAGAAGATTAAGCGGGGTACTGAGGAGCGCGCTGGTCTTTACCGTCCTGTCCCGCGGCCTTTCGCAGCTGCGCAGCTGGCTTAGCCAGACGATCATGCAGAATGAGGCGGCCCGGGCGGCAGTCGCGAGACTGAAAGGCGCTCTGCTCACACTGGCACAGCCTTTGCTTAAAGTCGTTATCCCAGCATTTGTGCTGTTTGTAAATGTATTGACTCGCATCGTAACCGCGATTGCAACACTTGTCTCTAAGATTTTCGGAACGTCATACGCACAGTCTGCGGCTGACGCCGCAGCGGCATATGATGATGAATCCGAAGCCATTGCAGGGGTCGGAGACGCGGCGAAGAAAGCCGGAAAGTCTCTTGCCAATTTCGACGAGATCAATCAGCTTTCCAGTAACTCGGATAGCAGCGGCGGCGGGGCAAGTGCAGGCGGTGGAATCGGAGACGGCAGCATTGCACCTGATTTCAGCGCCATGATCAGAGATCAGCTGACATCTATCACAGAGCTTTTCGTCGGAGCGGCCCTGCTTGCACTGGGCGCGATCTTGACGTTCAGTGGCGCAAATATCCCGCTTGGCATTGCGCTGATGGCGATCGGCGCGCTGGCGATCTGGGATGCAGTAAGCAACCATTGGGGCGAGATCGTGGAGGTATTGCAGGGGCAAGTCGGCCTTATAACCGCGATCATCAGCGGTGCGCTGCTTGTAATCGGCGCGATTCTAGTTTTCTCGGGCGCAAGCATTCCACTCGGCATCGGGCTTATGCTCGCTGGTGCGGTTGGGATGGCCGCGACGGTAGCAGCAAACTGGAATGCAATCGTTGAGGCCTTGCAAGGGCCAATCGGCGTAATTACAGCGCTGCTCAGTACGGCCCTGCTCGCCATTGGTGCTATCCTGACATTCTCCGGGGCAAATATCCCACTTGGCATCGGTCTGATGGTCGCTGGAGCCGTCGGATTGGCAGCTGTTATTGCAATCAACTGGGGCACGATTTCGAAAGCCTTAAAGGGGCCAATCGGTGCAGTAACTGCGGTCGTAAGCGGCGCGCTTCTTGCCGTCGGCGCGATCCTGGCATTCAGCGGCGCGAACATCCCGCTCGGTATCGGCTTGATGGTGGCTGGCGCTGCAGGATTGGCTGCAACAGCCGCCGTAAATTGGGGCACGATCATGGATAAACTGCGGGGGCCTGTCGGAAAAGTCACCGCAATCGTCAGCGGTGCTCTTTTGGCACTTGGCGCAGTCCTCACATTCAGCGGTGCAAACCTACCCATTGGCATCGGTCTGATGGTCGCTGGAGCTGCTGGGCTGGCCACAACGATTGCGGCAAACTGGAATACTATACAGACAAAATTACAGGGGCCACTCGGAGCAGTCACGGCGATGGTTGGCGCGGCTCTGCTGGTACTCGGCGTTGTCCTGCTGTTTACGGGAGCCGGGATCCCGCTTGGCCTCGGTATGATCGCGGCTGGCGGCGTAAGTTTGGCGGCAGCAATTGCCCCAAATTGGAATTACATCACCCAAAAAGTCAAAGAATGCTGGGAAAATATTAAGAAATTCTGGGAGAAAAATATTGCACCGGTATTTACGGCTGAGTGGTGGGGGAATCTCGCGAAAAATGCGCTGAATGGCTTTATCGGCGTATTTGAGGGCGCGATCAACGGCATCATTGACGGCGTGAACTGGCTGATTTCCTGCCTTAATAGGATCCATGTCGATATTCCCAGCTGGGTACCGATCATCGGCGGACAGTCTTTTGGCGTCAACATCCCGCCGGTGGATTACGTCTCCCTCCCTCGTCTCGCGCAGGGCGCCGTCATTCCCCCGAATCGTGAATTCCTAGCCGTACTCGGAGACCAGAAGAGCGGGACGAACATCGAGACGCCGCTTTCCACGATGGTGCAGGCATTCAAACAGGCCATGACCGAGACCGGCGTAGCGGGAAGCAGACAGATGACGGTTATCTTCCAGCTTGACCGGCGTGAGCTTGGCCGCACGATCTATCAGCTGAACAACGAAGAGACGCAGCGCGTCGGCGTGAAGCTTGCGGGGGTGAAGACATGAGAAGCGCACTGAGCCTTGACGGCAAGGCGTATTACAATCTTCACGTCGTGAGCTGCAAGCGGTCGTTCTCCGTCCTCGACGGCGACAACGCTGGGCGCGTTATGACCGGCGCGATGACCCGCGATATCATCGGAACGTATTACAATTACAGGTTGGAAATCGACCCTGTATCCTCAGATCCGGAGGAATACGACGATTTTTATGAGAGCATTTCCGCGCCCGTCAACAGCCACGTCCTGACCGTCCCATACGCGCAGGGAACCGTGACCTTTGACGCTTACGTGGCAAACGGCGACGACGAGCTTGCCGGGAGCTACGACGGGCGCAATGATTGGGGCAATCTGACGATCAATTTTGTCGCCATGAAGCCCAAGAGGACGCCGGTATGAGTGTACGCGTGATCTATGAGGACGTAGCGGTAGGCGCAGCAGCGGCGGCAAGCATTGCAAGCACCGCTGCGCAGCCCTTCTCCGACCTTCCGGAACTGCCGTATGGCACAGAGTCGGTGATCGTCGCAACAAACGAGCTGAACCAGTGGATGCTGGACGGCTCCCGCCCGATCCTCACGACCGAGCGGGCGGCCTTCTGGTCTACCGAGCCGAGCAAAGCAGACTGCACCTTCGACGCAAACCCGACGCTGACCATCACGCTGGACGGCACGTTCGCAAGCTCCGGCATTTACCTCTATTTTGACGGTGGCACCGGCGACTATTGCAGCGCCCTGACCATGACGTGGTACAACGGCGAGACAACCGTCGCGTCGCAGGACTTCACGCCGGACGGCCAGAAGTATTTCTGCGCAAAGCCTGTCTCCGGATACAACAAACTCGTGATCGAGCTGAAAAAGACGAGCCTGCCGTACCGGTACGCGAAACTCAGACAGATCTTCTTCGGCATCGTCCGGGAATTCGAGCGGGAGGACCTGCGCAGCGTCAGCGTCACCGAGGGCGTCAGCGTGATTTCTGACGACGTGGAGATCAACACACTGGATTTCACGCTCGACAATTCGGACAACATCGACTTCATTTTTCAGGAAAAGCAGCCCGTCAGCGCCTACGACGGTGCAAAGCTAATCGGCGTCTTTTACATCAAAAGCTCGTCCCGGTCGAGCGAACGGCTCTATGATGTATCCTGCCAGGACGCGCTCGGCATTCTGGACGATGAGCCTTTTGCGGCGGCAATCTATAGCGAGAAAAACGCAAAAGAGCTGATAAGCTCGATCCTTGGCACGCATTTCACGCTGGATTTTGACGCGGCGCTGGAGAACGAGACAGTAACGGGCTATATCCCGGACTGTACCAAGCGCGAGGCGCTTCAGCAGATCGTCTTTGCCCTGCGCGCGACCATCGACACAAGCGCGTCGCGCGGCGTGCGCGTCCGGAGGCTCACAGCGGCCTCTCCTGCCACGATCCCACTTGACCGGACATACACGGGCGGCAGCGTTGAAACGGCGGCAGCGGTCACGGAGATCCGCGTGACGGCACACAACTATTCGACGTCCGGAAGCGGAGAGAGCGTGGAGGTCGGCGGTACGACCTACTATCACACGACGTCGGTCACGTCCAAGACCAATCCGAACGCCACCACGCAGACCAAGCCGAACGTCATCGAGGTGCGCGACGCTACGCTGGTCAACAGCGACAACGTTGCCGCCGTCGCGCAGCACGTCTTTGACTACTATATGCGCCGTCAGACGCACAGTGTCAAAATTATCGTGGACAAGGAAGCCCCGGGCGATTACGTGCAGACCACAACGCCGTGGGGCACGAAGATCACCGGAACGATCACCAGCATGAACATCCGTCTCAGCGGCATTGCGGCGGCAGAATGCAAGATTATCGGCACATAGAACGGAGGTGCGGCATTTGGTACAGGGAGATTCGTATAACCTTAGTGTTACCATCAAGAATAAAGGGCAGCCGCTGGACATTGCAAGCGTTGAAAAGGTGGAGATTTCTCTGCTTTATCTGCAAAAGAGCTATCCGGGAGAGATCGGATACGAGGACGGAAAGTTTCTGTTTCCCCTCACCCAGCAGGAGACCTTTCGGCTCCCGAAGCTATGCCAGATGCAGGTGCGCGTGAAATTCAAGAGCGGTGACGTGATTGGCTCGGAGATCAAGCAGATCGACGTTGCGCACGCGCTTTCAAAGGCGGTGTTGTGATGGGCGGAATTGAATTTGAACTCAAGAACCGCGACCCGATCGACGTTTCCTTTAACGTTTCCGTGCGTGCTGGCGGCGGCTCCGGCGGCGGAGGCATTGCATCGGCGCAGATCGATGAGATCCGCGTGCTGACAAAATCGGACTATGACGCGCTGGACGAAAAGGACGCGCGGACGCTGTATCTGGTGGAGGGCTGACATGCTGGCAGTTGGAATCAAACGCATTCTGGAGCTGTTCATCGGCTCTATGGGCATCAAATCCGCCCACCTGGGCACGAAAACCATCTACGAAAGACCGGGCGGATTTTTGTACATTGAACTCACAAGCGAAGAAAGGGGATAAATCCAGATGGCAAGTTTTTTCAATCTGACACTTGATACGCTGGCACCTGCCGGCCTATCGCTGATCCTGAACGACGGCGCGCAGTACGCGACCAGCGCGACCGTCACCGCGAAGATCTCAGTCACCGACGCCGCGACGACCGGCTACCAGATGAAGATCTGGGGCACAAAGGCGGCGGCAAAGGAAGCAGATGCGTCGTGGGAGACGTTCGCCGCAACAAAATCCATTACGCTCCCGGACGGCGACGGCCTGAAGACGATCTATGTAAAGGTGCGCGACGACGTCGGCAACGAATCGACTGCGGCCAGCGACTCCATCACGCTCAACACCTCGATCCCCGCCGTGACCATCACCGGCCCCGACAAGAGCCGCATCTCCAAGGTCACGGGCTACGACGCGGCGGCCTTCTCCTTCGTCTGCGACGTAGACTTCGAGGAATACACCGTCCGCGTCGTTCCGGCGACGAGCAGCCTGCACACGGCGGGCACCCAGATCCCGACGACGGGCGGCTCCACCAACGTCAGCGGCACGGCGGGCGGCTACAAGAAGAACACCGCCATCAACGTCACCGTCAAGGGCGCGGATCTCGAAGCGGCGTCCTCCGGCGACGGCGTGAAGATCGTGAAGGTCTTCGTCAAGAACGCCGCCGGGACGTGGAGCGCAGCCTAATGGCCGCGCCGGAGTTGACCTTCTCCATCACCGGAAACAAGATATCGGCAGTCTCGGGATTCGACTCGATCACCGTCACATTCTCGTCGGACATCGCCTATACGGCTTTTGAGTGCCGCGCGACGAAGTCCGGCGAGGATTGGGGCCGCGGGAAGGGCGCTTTGATCGCGTCCTTCTCCCAGACCCCGGCGGGCACGCAGCGCACCTTTGAGGTTTACGACGATTTTCTGCTTTCCGGTGATGGGGAATACCGCATTTCGTTGTTCGCGCAGGGCACGGACGGCAGCTGGAACGACAACTACGGCTTTATCCCGCTGGGAGAGTCGCAGGCGCTGAAGACCGCGGACGGCGAGGATTTTCTGTGTATGAAGGAGTGATCGTATGGCTTACAACAGCCAGTTTACCGGCGCGCAGATCGACGAGGCTATCGCCGACGTGCGCAGCAACAAAGACGCGTGGAACGGAAAGCAAGATGTGATCCTCGCCTCCGGTGCGGCCGTCGGGGACCTGATCAAGGTCAAGGCGGTGGACGCCAGAGGGAAGCCGACGGCGTGGGAGGTGGCCGCGGCTGGCACGGATTATCTAACGGAAGCGCCCGTGACGAGCGTGAACGGGAAAACAGGAGCTGTCAAGGTTCGCGAAGTGCCGTCTGTCACCGCCGCTGATAATGGAAAATTTCTGCGGGTTGTTTCCGGTGCGTGGGCGGCGGTAGAGATCGCAAACGCGAATGGAGGGAGCTTCTGATGGCTGAATATTTGACAAACACAACCGACCTAACAAAGGTTGCGTCAGCTATCCGGGAGAAAGGCAGCACATCTGACCCGCTGGTCTACCCGGACGGATTTGTGACAGCCATTCAGGCCATTCAGACTGGTACAGAACTGCAAATCATTGTAACTGTGACATCTGGTGCAACTGTTACCGCGACAAAAGGAAGCCTGTCTGAGAGTGGCACATCGATCAATGGAACGTGCACGCTTATCGTGCCGGAAGCCGGAACATGGAGCGTATCCGCGACGCTGGACGGGAAAACATCTGACACAAAAGCCGTAACTATCACGGACAGTTACGCGGTGTCGCTTAATTTTGTATATCCGACACTGAATAAAAATACTTGGGAAACAATAAAAGATATATCCGACGCGGGACAGGGCGCGAACTATTGGAGCGTCGGTGACCGAAAGGCTGTAACGCTAAACGGCACGGTTGGACATCTTACACTATCTAATTACACAACATATGCGTTCATTATTGGATTTAACCATAACGCGAACCTAGAAGGGGAAAACCGTATCCATTTCCAACTTGCAAAGACCGCGCTCTCCGGCGGTACGGACGTGTGTTTCTGCGATAGTTACTATACCTCGCCCGTTTCGACAACCGGCTATTTCTCTATGAACAGTAGTGCAACGAACTCCGGCGGATGGGCGAGCTCGCAAATGCGTACAAATATTTGCGGGACAAGCCTCTCGAGCT